AGGGATAGGTGATGGATCAGCATCTGCCCAATAGAATTGAACACAATGGTCCCAAGGAAACCACTTTTCATGATTCCCATGACATTCTGTTTGAAGCGTCTATCTCCAACTCTGAAAACACTAGCATAGAACAACGTTGCCAACCTCGCATCAATAGCCCGGGACCACTTAGCATTGCATTGTACAGTTTGCAGGATTTGTTGAAAACCTTGCACTATCCAACCTTGCATAGTCCAATCCCAAGCACTCTTGTCGCAAGACTGCGGCTTCTGAATGGTATTAGCTAAAGCGCGGTAGCCACCGCCCCAAGGTACCCAGCCAGCCAAGATTGGAATTTTCATCCGCTTAGCCAGCTGGTCAACCTTCTCTAGCATCCCTCCAAACAGGAACCTGTCAACGATGTTATCTACTAGACCTACACCAGATATGAGACGCCACCTTTTAGACGCTGCCTTGCTCTTCTTATGGGGCTCCTGTTTTATGAACAGGTTAATATCATCACCTCCAACAGCTCCCCTAGATAGCTTGTCCAAACGAGCGCGAACCATACAATATAGTTGCACTATCATAGGACTACTCTCCAAGATCTGCTTGTTAGTGGTGACTCCCCAGGCTTTGAAAGGGTATCCCGGGCTTTTCTTAGGATCAATCTCTTGCAAGATCTTCCCAAAAATTTCCCAGTTGAGATCGTCAGGGGCACTATAAAGAAAACCCAAATCTTGGCAAGTTCTATTGACTACTGTCTTAAACTCACCTAGATCAGGCTCCAAAGTGTTATCCCTAACTTCACAATACTTTCTTCCATGCCAACACAAAGAGTCTAGTAAAGCTGCATCAGTGTCTGGTGGTGCCACATACTGTTCAGCAGGATTTCTTCCCAAGACGTCGACAATTTCGTTCCACCGAGAAGAGACTTCTGGATTTAGAGTTTTTAGGCTCCCAACCCCGTCGATGCCGGTGTAGGGACAAGCTTCCTCAGCTTCTCCAACTCCAGCATCATTTCGGTCTGTTTCAGGTCCTCGCGGGTCTTCTTTGCCTTCGCTTTCTCTCTCTTCAGGGCGCTCTTTGAATTTTTCGTCAAATAGCTCCGTGAAGACGCCAAGACACTTACACTCGCTAGTTCCTTTTCCAGTTGAATCTTCTTCTCCAGCAGACTTTGTTGATATTCGCGGTCTGCCTGAATATCCTTCTTTTGCTGTTCCCGTTGGTACTGATCTTCGTCCCGAATAGCCTTCAACTGTCCTTTCAGATCGTTGATCTGGCTTTCCAGTAAGGTGGTGTCGCTCGCTTTGACCTTCGGACGAACCGACTCTTTCGCTCTCTGCTCTTGTATGGCTTTGAGTTCGTTCCTCAGCTTTTGAGCCTGGTCTCCCAGGCGCTGCTGAAAAACCGAATCGAGTTCTTCGATAGTCTCGGCTTCGCCACCAGCTTCTAAGACCTTCCCCACGAAATGTGCTTCAGTAGGATCTGATGGAATTTCCACGTTCTTCATCTTGAGTACCTGGTCCTCATAGCTCACAGCTCCTTCGGGGGACTTAAACAACTCTTCTCCTAATATTCCAAGGTCATGAGCATCGTCCTCCTCCATAACTGTGAACTTTCCCCCAGGTAAACATACCGCCACTTCTCCCACCAATCCAGGAACCCGTCGATAATCTAGACCGCGCTTTCGGCGCTTAACTAGGTCCAGCAGGTAATCCTCAGTTGACTCGCCATGACTCGTTATCGCATGGATAAACGAGGCGGCATAACCGTGGTTTACCAAACCACCACCAATGTGTAGACCAGCCAACTTGTCTCCAACGTAGTACCCACATCCGGACATACCACGACGGGTTGAACCCCCGTAGTGTAACATCCCAAAAGATGCTGGTTCCACGTATCCAAAAGAACGGTGTCCTTGTAGCCGTACCAGCCCATCATCCATTAAAGGATTTCCTGACGCTTCAGCGAATGTGTTACCTGCGACTGGGATCGGTTTCGTTACCTTTACTCCTAGGGTTGACCAGCTCTTGTTGGGTATGTCTACTATGGCCAAGTCCGTGCTTATGAGCGTGAGTTTACCCTCGAGAGCTACTTGCTTGCCGGTTGGACCAATTAAGAAGCCATTGCGTGCGCACTGCCACACATGATGTGGCAATACCAGCCCGGCCTCAAACCTTATGCCATAGCCAATAAAGACCCCTTCCTTATCCAGAAGGGCTACTTGGTCTTGATGGATAGATTTGGTCTCCTCAAGCTTTGAGTTCTTGCGGATACTCTCAAACTGAAAGTCACTCTTGGTCATCTTGTAGACGCGTCTACATGCGACGTCTTCCCCAATCAGCTGGTAATCCTCTAGTGTTTTCCCTGTCACACTAACCTTCCTAAAGCGTTGGGCCAACAGCCGGCAAAGATACCGGACTAATTCCCAGAGAGTCAGCGTGGTTAACACGATGGTGATCATCTCAATAGGTTCCATGATGTTGATGATCTTCGAAGTCCGTACTGAAAGTTAACGACTTACCGAGGCAGTCTCACACAAAGAGTACAAA